CTTCACAGGCAAACGTTTTTGTCTTAGCGAGCCCTTCCTCCCTCACGCATGGCCAATTGCTTACCGTATAACGACTGAAGAAGATATTGTTGCTATCGCTAGTACAGCAAATGGCGTAGCTGCTTTAACTGATGGACAGCCTTACTTCATTACAGGCACTGATCCATCAGCAATGACCGCGATCCGTATAGATCTAGCACAAGCCTGTGTTAACAAACACAGCGTCGTAGATATGGGAGACTATGTTCTTTACGCAGGGCCAGATGGTTTATGTGCCGTGCAAAGCGCTTCGGGGTCCGTGGTCACTAATGGTTTGATTTCCGTAGAACAATGGAATAGCGACTTTAATCCTACGACTATCCGAGCATTTAAACATGAAGGAACTTATGTTGCTTTCTATTCAGGCGGCGGTTGGGTATACGATCCTCGAGGTGAAGAGAGCGCATTGACTACATTGTCTCTATCTTCAGATGTACGCGGTGGTTACACAAACCCGAAAGACGGTGAGCTATATATCATTGTTGGAAATAAAATTAAAAAATATCGTGGTGGTAGTACAAGCAAAACTGCTACTTTTAAAAGCAAAAAGTTTGTTACACCATCTCCTGTTTCTATGAGCTGGGTGTCCGTACATGCTAATGAGTACCCAGTAACCGTAAAAGTGTGGGGTGATGGTACGCTCGTTGCCCATTACACTTTAAGTAAATCAGGCTCTACATACACTCAAGCGACAACTGTGCCTAGTAGTATTAGTAATGGTACTTTACGTGAGCCTGTTATGCGTATGCCTGCCGTTGTTGCTCAGGAGTGGGAGGTCCAAGTCGAAGGTACTGATATTAACGAGTTCTGTCTTGCTCAATCGATGGAGGAGATCCGTGGAACATGAGACCAACACCCACTAAACTTCCAGGGATACCAAGACCCCCACAAGGTATATCCCCCCAACTTACAAAATATCTCGAAAGTATTGCTGAGTCTTTAGAAATACGGCTTGGTCGTAAAGGTGACCCAGTAGACAGGGCCGTTACGCTCCGTGAGTTAATTCTAAGTGGGCTCGCTAAAGACTTAAAAAGTAACCCTTTTGATCCAAATAATGTAACAGATGATAACATTGGTATTGGGACTAACCCTTTTACTAATACCTTCGTTCCTACTGCTCCGACGAACTTTACCGCTAATGGCGCTTACAGTCAGGTTAATCTCTTCTGGGATATACCCCTGTATGGTAATCATGCCAAAACAGAAATATGGTCGCACACATCAGATGTTCTTGGTGATGCAACTTTAGTTGGTGTGTCTGGCGGCGGCTCATTAATAGATCCTATAGGTGGTGGTGCGAGTCGTTATTATTGGGCGAGGCATGTATCTACTAGTGATATAAATGGCCCTTATAATTCTTCGGCGGGTACTCTTGCTACAACTGCTACTAACCCCGCGGCTATTTTAGCTGAATTAACTGGGTCTATTTCCGTAAGTCATCTAACTAATTCCTTAGCGGAATCAATTGATGGTTCAGGTTCAGCAGTTGATATTTCTAATCTAGAAGCTTTTGTAGGCTTTGTTTCAACTTATGACCCTGCTGTAGATGGCTCTCTACTTGGCCGTATGGGTGGAGTTGAAACAACAGCGGATGGTCTTGTGACGACCTATGGCTCTACAACTAGTGCGGCAGCTTCAGCAGCCTCAGCTAGTGCTGCATCATCAGCAGCAATTGCAGCAAAAGTAGCCGCTTTATCTGCACAAACTGGTGCAGAAACTGCAGAAGACAACGCTGCGCTGGCGGAAACAAGCGCAGAAACTGCTCAGTCAGCAGCCGAGACCGCGCAAACTGCTGCGTCGACATCTGCTACAGGTGCTGCAGGTAGTGCATCTTCAGCTACAAACTCTCAAACTGCTGCTGCAAACAGCGCTACCGCTGCCGGGGGCTCTGCAACTGCTGCTGCTACAAGTGAATCTAATGCATCTACATATGCAACAAATGCAGGGACTGCAAGTACTGCTAGTACTGCATCTAAAGTTGCAGCTGAATCTGCTAAGGATGACGCTGAAGACTCTGCTACTGCCGCTGCTACCAGTGAAACTAATGCAGCTACATCTGCAACAGATGCTGGAACTGCAAGTACAGCCGCAACTACAGCTAAACTAGCGGCTGAAACCGCTCGTAGTGGGGCTGAAACTGCCGAAACTAATGCGGCGTCTTCTGAAACAAACGCTAGTGGCTCACAAAGTGCCGCTTCACAATCCGCAACAAATTCTGCTAATAGTGCCACGGCTGCTGGAGTTTCTGCAGGCGCTGCGGCAACATCAGCCAGCACAGCCTCTTCCAAAGCAACGGATGCTGCACAAGAGGCGGCAAGTGCAACAGTTGCTAAAAATGCTGCTGAGACTGCAAAAGCTGCGGCTGAAACTGCGGAAACTAACTCGGCCTCAAGTGCGACGACCGCTGCTGGTTCTGCATCTAGTGCTAATACTTCTGCTACTAATGCTGCTCAAAGTGAGTCAGATGCTGGGGCATCTTCGTCAGCTGCCGCTACTTCTGCAAGTAATGCGCAGACTTATGCTGGGGCAGCAGGTACAGCCTCTGCAGCTTCAGTTGCGGCAAAACTAGTAGCGGAATCTGCTTCTGCAACTGCAGGTACTTATTCGTCTAATGCGGCTGCAAGTGCGACTGATGCAGAAGACTCTTCCATAGCAGCGGCCTCGACTGTCAATGGTTTGACCGCAAGATTAAACAATGCAGGCGGAACAGGTGTTACAGTTGAGCAGGCATATAGTGCCGCAGCTTCTGACATATCAGGGCTTGAAGCACAGTATTCTGTAAAGATAGATAACAATGGACACGTATCAGGTTTTGGTTTGGCTAGTGTAGAGGTTGACGGCGTACCAGAATCCGCGTTTGTAATACGTGCAGACAAATTTGCAATTGTTGACCCCGCATCTACAGACAACGATACAACTAATACACCTTCCGCCGACGTAATACCTTTCGGTGTTACTAATGGTGTTGTGTATATCAAGTCTGCAGCTATCGAAGATGCCTCAATTACTGCTGCGAAGATTGGCTCCATCAATGCTAATACCATTACTAGTGGCACGATTAACGCAGACTATATTTTTGGTGGGTCTATAGACGCATCGAACGTAACTATTTCAGGTGTGTCTCCTTCTTTTGACATTAGATCTGCGTCAACAGGCGCGCGAATGGAGATAAAAAGCGAGTCAATCAAGATTTACGACTCTTCGGGTATCCGCGTTAAATTAGGAAACCTTGCGTAATGGTATATGGTCTTGAGGTTTTCGCCGCGAATGGAACAAAAGTTATTGAGGCTTCGAGTCGAGTAACTCGTTCCTTTGGAGAAGGTACTACATCGAGCATTACGCACGGGAGCTATGTAGATGTGAGCGTCACTGGTATGACTTCGAGTGATGACTGGCAGGTTTTTTCGACGCCAAACAGCGCGCCTAATTCGACAGCTGCTAGATCCCATGATACCCAGAGATTTTCAGGTTATTTTAGAATCTCTAATAATATGGGTGTGACAAGCACTTTTGATTACATAGTAATTAGGAGTGGCTGATGAGTTACGGTTTTCAGGTTTATAACAGTAGTGGGCGGGCTGTAATTGATACGGTTCAGGGCCTATCTCTACTCTATGCAACAGATAGTGGGACTGCGACAGCGAATAATGATTTCCCTACAACGAGCTGGTCAGGGAGTGATTTAATTATTGCTAGACCTGCTGACTCTTCTCTTGGTGGCAGTAGTAGCACTTACCGCCCGAGACTATCGAGGAATGTAAATGGTAAGTGGGGAAAAGGATTAACAGGATTTCCTAATGCTAATAACGGGCGCGGCGGGGGCTATGTAGTCTGGCGCGAACTAAAGGCGCAGTCTACTGCTAACTTAACTCCGTCAGGTCGAGGGTTAGTTGTATACGACGGTGCAGGTACTGCAAGTTCTAACGTACTTTTTTCAGCTACTGATTTAGATGCGACAGCTGCATTAGTGGCTACTGGCAAATTTAATGGGACTGATACAGGAGCCATTAATGGCTATTACACAGAATTTACAATGGACTCGAGCCTAGATGAAGGACGTTACTACGCTCTAGTGTCGAACGCACAGTCTGTATATATCACTGGTTCTCAGGGGAACAATAGTAGATTTCATGTAAGTTATGATTTTGACTACGCGGCAGGGAAAATCAGGATGTTGAATTATTTGGGTGTAGGAAGCAGTCGTTATGGCTTCACCACGAATGTAGATTGGGCAATTTTTTATGTCATTAATGGTGGCACAGTAGACAACAACTTTTCATAGGTAGAGATATGGCACACAGATTTGCATTTATAAATTCTGAAGGACAGCTTAACGGTATATGTTCTCCTGGGAGTGATGATCAGTTTGTTAATTTGCAAATGTATGGAGATTCTCGTGCTGTAATTATCCCAGCGGAGGTTGACAGTGATGATCTAATGGTGACGGGGTGGTATGACACTGACGACGATACATGGAAAATAAGAGATAAATGCCCTTCCCTTTATCATGTTTGGGTGGACAAAGCATGGGCTTTTGACTCCGAATCTTTTTTTGAAATACTTCGCTCGGAAAGGAATGAAAAATTATATTCATCTGATTGGACACAGCTTGTTGACAGCCCTTTGTCTGATTCTAATAAAGCTTTATGGGTAACGTATCGTGCAGCCCTAAGAGATGTTCCCTCAACTAATGCCAGCATAACATCATTAGACGATGTAGTTTGGCCCGCTGAACCTGGAGAATAGAATGGCCACTAGAAACTACAAAAAAGAGTATAAAGAGTATCATAGCAAAGCAGCGCAAAAGAAGAATCGAGCAGGCCGTAATACAGCGCGTCGTCGAGCACTCGCGGCGGGGAAAGTCTCGAAAGGTGATAAGAAGGATATACACCATAAAGACGGGAACCCTTGCAATAATAAAAGCGGGAACGTCACGGTGGTAAGTCGTAAAAAGAATCGTGGTGCGTACAGGTTCGCATAACCTAAATGCATTAAAGTCATTCGCTTCATGACTTGACTCTCACTATAATAGCGCCTCATTCAACAGAGGTGTTTATGATCGTTTACATGTTAGTATTTTCCATCGCTAGTCTTTCCGCAATTGCGTTTGATGATTTAAAAGTAGCTCGTCGTAATGAGTGTGACAATGTCACAATAAAAGACGAACTAAAATAAAATATATAGAAATATCATGAACTTAGGAAATCCCAAGCACACTATACAAATAGGCGTAAATAGAGCGTAAGTAATTGAAATAGAACAATAATTCAAAATCTAAACCCCGCAATCCCTGTCCCTCCGCCAACTTTATAAGTCTTTGTTTTATAAATAAAAAGTTATAGAATAGAAGACTTAGTCACACTAGAGTCACACTATGGCGACCGTAAGGAAACGGGGCAGCAAATACCAGGCACAGGTACGCATCAAAGGGTTTTCCCTCCAGACAAAAACTTTTTTAACATCTGCAGCAGCAAAAGCATGGACTCGCCGTGTAGAGATGAGCATGGACGACGGTTCATGGATCGATCCTCGCGAATCACGGTCCGTGCTCATTGGTGATATATTAGATTTGTATGTAGAAGACATAGAGAAGTTTGAGGCTATAGATAAATCCAAGGCACATAAGATAGATATGGTTCGTCGATACTTTGGCCATCTTTCCGTCCATGAGTTAGAACCAAGTCACATCATGGACTTCGCAGCCGAGCGTAGCAAACAAGTCAAACCTTCTACCCTGGGCAAGAACCTATACTTTTTTAAGCAGGCGGTGAGTAATGCTGAGATGCTGCATGGCTTAGTATTAGTTGGCAGGCCCCTCGATAATACAATCAAAATACTTACGCAGCGGAAGATCATTGCCCAGAGCGAGGAACGGACAAGAAGACTTGAAGGTGATGAATGGAAGCAGTTAACAGATGAGGCTGGCACACATTGGATTAGACCAATGTTAGAGATCGCTGTAGAAAGTGGTATGCGTCAGGGGGAAATACATAGCTTAGAATGGAAACACATTGACTTTGATAAGAGTTTAATAGGTATTTGGAGGAAGGATAAGCGTTCTGTTGGGGGTAAGAAATGGCACATAATACCCATGTGGAGGGGCGTGAGAGAGGCACTCCTACGTGTATCAAATGAAACTGGCAAGGGCTCAACTGTGTTCTGTGTTAAGCGTTCGTCGAGTATTTCTGATAAGTTTGCACGTATGTGTACAAAGTTGGATATTGTTAACTTACGTTTTCATGATCTACGACACGAAGCCATTACGAGAATGTTTGAAGACAGAAAGATGTCTGTAGAGCAAGTTAGATTAGTTTCTGGGCACAGTAGCTTAGATCAATTGTCACGTTATGTTAATCTTAGACCTGAAGACTTAGTAGATTAAGTAATTTTTTCACCCATATAATTTGCTACGCCTTCTGTTGGGAACAAATACTTTTTACCTAATTTAGCATGTGGAATATGCAGGCGTCCGTGGTATATCTGTTGATACATACTTTGTTTTTTAATTTTCAGTAGGGCTGCTAGTTCAGTTATATCCATAAAAGGACCATATTTATCTAGCAATATCGTTGTCAGCTGTGCTGTCATATGGACTTAATCTCCTTGCTTTTATTAATTTTATAATATATTTAGTAGAAATTAAATATTTGATATTAGTTTGCTAATATTTAATTATTTAAAATAGGTAAAAGAAACTACTGCCCAGAGTGTACGTATCTTAGATGAGTCAGGTAGGTTATCTGGTGAATAGAGGGAGAGGTATTTCTCCCCTTTTAGTATAGCGGCATAACATCCTGGGGAGTGCATTTCAGAGGGTTTAACTAAGCGCGCATAACATTCTTTATAGGGCTTTGGTCCATCAGAAAAGAGCGTTGTATAGCCCTCAATATTTGGAATTTTTACTAGAAGGGAAGAACTGGCTTTTCGGCTAAATAAAGTTTCGTTGATTCGCTTAGTCATATCACAAGCATTATAAGCTACAGTCCTACGTTCAACGCTAGGCAGCTTGCTTTCTATCTTAGGGTCAATATCTCGAGGGTCAACGCTTAGGAAGTTAGCCAGCTTTACAATAGCAGGAGCTCGAAGCTCGGTAATGTTGTTAAGGTAGTGGGAAATTGCGCCTTGCGACCAGCCTAATTCTTTGGCAGCTTCAATTTGGGTAAATTGCATTTCTAACTTTTTGCTATTCCAAATTTTTCGTAGATTTACAACTGCCTCGGGTAGCTCGTTGTCCGTTTTCATGGTTTGCTCTTCCTAAGTGAGTTACTTCATAGATCCATTTCGCAACATCATGTCGAGATATATTTTGTTCTATATATTGCAGTTTACTAATATTAGTAGAAAAGTCACTAGGTATTATTATAGCGGTGTCTTCAACACCTATAACCAAAGCAGCGCGGGCTGGACCATTTATACGCTCTAACCACTGAAGTTGTAGTTCAGATAGGGAGTGACGTATTAAAGTATCATCACGCTTGGGGAGTAATTTAATATATTTATACTCTACGAACAGAAGCCCAGATGGGCCACAATACATGGCATCTGGCACGCCTCCAGTGTATGTGTCATGGATCTTCCATGAGTACACTTCGGGTGAAAGGTATCTGTGTACCGATCTGATGAAACTGTGTTCATTCATAAATTAAATGATGCGTTTTGGCTTACAGTGCATCAAGCTGTATTACTTAGCGGCGCTGGCCCCCCAGTGCCGTAGCCTTATTATTAGCTGTGCTAATTACTTAGCGTACTGCTCGTATAGGCCTTCCGCGGCCTTGTAGTCTTCTTCCTGAGCCCAACCAACAAACGAGACTTCGCAATTCATAAATGCCTTGCCCATCTTGTTCTCGGTAGGTACACCAGATACTTTCCAAAGACCTGCGAAACGATCACCACCTTTCATACCAATCTGGGAGTTCCACGCTTTGGATACACGTAACTTAGAACTGGCAAAGTCCATGATGGCTGGTGCACGTTCGAGTTCACCAGTTTCAGGGTCCTTGATAAGGATGACATGAGCGTGTGTCTCATTAATGTCATACTCACTAGGTTTGTCCTGCTCATCAACTTTGGTTTGCGCTTCAGCCATTGAGGGGAAGGCACCTAAGTAGCCGCCACCTGCATCTAACTGGCGCCATACAACGAACTCTGTCTTAAAGTGTAAAGACAGAACGTATATGTCATTGCCATAGTTATGGTTAGTTAGTGTGTTGACAAAGTGTCCAGGTTCACAGCCTTCAATAAAACTGGCATGATGTTTATCCACTTCATTAGACATCTTTTGTAGAAGTTTAATGCGCGGGATCTGGACATTTTGGCCGACGTTTTCATTACCACGCCCTGCACCTTCTACTGCTTTTAGGTGCGCGGGTAACTTGTCGTTGGATGCTACTAATTGTACTGCTACTGCTGATTTACTCATAATATATACTCTTCATGATTCATGTTTAAAGGGAACGAAAGTTAATTCGCCGAATTTCACGGGGCTGTAGACCAGGAACTTCTTCACCAAGTTTCAGAAGCTCTTTGTATGCAGTCGACGAAACCCGTCTTTGCAAAAGACTGTAATCTTTAGTGGTATTGATATGCTCATAAAGCGCATCCCAATTAGTCACGTCAGGTACAGTATCTTGATTAATGGACACACTAGCTTTGTCGTTAGCTGTACGCGACAAACCTTGCTCATCCAATTTGGTTAGGAGTTGGTAGTCCAACTCACTTTCAGTTTTGTTGAGTTCTTTGAGCTGCGCATTAAGGGCGACTTTCTCACTCTTAACGCTTGCTCTTGCTTCAATTAGTTCATTAATATTCATAGTTTTTCTCTTAGGTTTTTAGTTTATTTAGGGTTTAGTTTATTTAGGATTCCGAGTAGATCGTCCATTCGCTCAACCTTACCTTCTAACTTTTCATACACATCTGTTTCCCAGGTATCACGGGCTGCAATCTGTATGATTTCAGTTTTTTCGGTTTGGCCTGCTCGATATATGCGGCGATTGAACTGCTGATAATGTTCTGCGTTATAAGTTGGTGAGGCCCATATGACTGTTTTAGCTTTTGTCATAGTCAAGCCGTGCCCTGCTGATTGAGGGTGGCAGAACACTACTTGTAACTGCCCTGCTTGTATGCGGTCAACAATTTCTTTGCGTTTGTTTACAGGTGTAGAGCCATCAATAATTCCATAACTAATACCCATTTTTGTTGCAGTATTAGCTAGTTGATCGCGTTCGTGCTTCCAGTTGAAGGCGACTAACGAATGTTTACGTTCTGCTACTAGCTGCATTACTAGGTCATAACGTTCGTTATGAATACCTACTACTTCTCCGTATTCGTCGTATACTGCACCAGTGCATATTTGTAAAAGCTTTTTAACTTTAGCCCCAGCATGAACTGCGTTTACTGTTGCTTTATCTGTATATAGAACAGAATCGACAACAAGCCCTTCGTATTGTTTTCTTATTTTCTTAGGTAGCGTGACGTACATAGCGCTTACAGTTTGTTCTGGCATGTCAATACATTCGGTTAATTCATACCTAATGTTGATGTCACTTAATGCGGCCGCTACTACTTCTTCCGCATCCTCTTTTTGTACCCACTCATTAGCAAAGCCATTAAATCTTGGGGTACAGACTGAAGATCTAAAACTATAGAAACGGTGTCCAAGGCGTTCTCCGTCATCGACGATTAGTGTCGGGTGCCAAACATCGAGTATGCCGTTACTATTTGGAGTACCTGACATAGCAATACGGTTAGTAAACGCTTCTGCGATTTTGCGGCAGGCTTTGCTGCGCTGTGAGTCTTT